TCCAACCTGCGATCTGAATAACTGCGTTTTCCAACGAAGTTTCGTTCAGGTCAGCATTGGTAGCCGGGCGGTTGCTGTTGGTTCCACCAGAGACCAGCGGGTGAGCAGTGCTGAACAAAGCAACACCGTCGCCACCGGGGTAGCTGGCGGAGAAGCCATTGTTGATAACAGCAGCAGCTTTAACCTGCTTGGTGTAAGCCATAGCACGGGCCAGAGCTTTGGTATAACGAGCCGACAGGGAGTCGTACAGGTTATCTTCGATAGCTTCCTCGGTGATCGAGAAACCCAGAGCGATGGTTTCGTGCGTATAGCGGGTCGTCCAAGCTTCTTGTGCATCGTCGTAACGAATGGCAGAACCTTCGTTTTTGACGGGTGCTGCACTGAAGCCAGACAGCTTGGTTTCTTCTTCAAACGAACGCTCAGAAGTCTCGGTTTCGTAGATTTCTTTGTGTTCTTCGCCGTAGCGAGCATACTCCAGACCGAACAGGGCGTTCAGACCGGGGAGCAGCTCTTTCAGCAGTTGTGCGCGTGAAATTGCCATGATTTACTCCTTATCAGACGCCAGTCGGGTTGAGATACTGATGACCACCTGCAACGGTCTGACCAGTCACGTTAGGTGCGTTCCACTTAACAATAACTTCGCAGAAGTTGCCGGACGAGTTGGCAGTATCGGGGACCACATCGATGATGCGGATGGGCAGGGTGGCGGTCGTGGTAGCGCCAGCGGCGGTATAAATACCGACTTTGGAATCGCCAGTCACAGTCGAGCCAGTGTTCTGCACCAATTGGGCGTTCGAGCCAATCATGGTACGGCCCAAGAAAGCGACGGTCAAACCGTTGCCATCAGCGGTGGTACCAGAAACCAGAACTGCTTTGAACAGTTGGTCAGGATCGTCCGACACAAAGGCCAGAATGGTCGAGCCCGACTTAACTGCCAAACTTGCAGGGTAGTACTGCGAGAAGGTCAGTTGGCCGGTAACAGCGCTCGTGTACTGACAGCCCATGAACACACCAACAGGGTTGGCGGTCGTGGTGCCAGTGTCTTTAACAATAGTGCCTGAACCAGAGGTATCGATCTGCACAACGTCGCCGTAAAAAATGTTGGTGCCGTAGCCGGTACCAGACGTATTAGCGATGACGAGCTGACGAGTAGCTCCGGCAAACACCTGTCCACCGATCAAATTGACCGGTTTCAGCCCGTAGGGGGCGTCAACGGTAGGATATGCCATTTAAGACTCCAAATGATTAAGAACCAGAACCAAAGGTGACTTTGGATGATTTCTCCGCGAAGAGAGGCATCCGTGCGTCACTTTGACGAAGGAAATTGTTGTCCACCGATTCCACCTGAGCCCGGTTTTGGCGCTCGTAATGTTGCGAGCGTTGATCCATAAACTCATCAGGGATACGGCAGAGCAACAAACCACCCACTTCGATGTTTCCTTTGAAACGACCTTCAGTGGCGGCGTGCATCATAAGCTCGGGATAGTCTTCTGCTTTGCAGGGTTCGTATCCTTCGCGGAACTTAGAAGAGATGTTGGACGGATCGGCATTCCCAAGAATGCTAATACGCACCCAGCGGTGTGCCCAACCCGGACGTTTGTCCGGAGACGGCAGAACCTCGGGGGCCTTCCATGACGTAGGACGACGAACAGTTTCCCGCGAATCGAGTTCACGAGTCAGGCGATTCTGACGACCTTGCGTTTGTGCTTGCGTATTTTGTTCCATTTTCAACCTTTACTAAGTGCGGCAACCTGTCTTGCATACTCTTCCAGAGGGACCCCAAGCCTGCGAGCGATCGCAGCTTCGGATGCCTTCAGTCGAATACGACTAGGCGGTGTGCTACGTGAGGCCGGAGCCACAACAGTAGCGGGTTTTGAGGCACGGCGTGGAGGTTCATCCTCATCAGCCGGTTCAGCTCTTTTTCTTGGAGGCGGCTCGTCATCCTCATCGCTCTGAGCATCTTCAAAATACTCAGGAAATCGTTTGCGCATTGTCTTGTCGATAGTCTGAAAGTATTCAGATGTACCAACATAGTCGGCACCATACTCGCGCTGTAGCTTCTTGTCAAGCCCCATCGCTGTCATAGTCATTTCGTCGTCTTTTCCGAACCAATCTGAGTTGTTATCTACCCATTGCTTGGTTCGACGGGACATTTTGGGCTGGGAATCGTCCTGTTGCGGGGGCTCCCAAGACTTTTCGTCAACCTCAATCGGCTTCATCCCTTGGGCTTTCTCCAGCTTCAGGGTGGCCCGGGTGATCTCGGCCTGAGCCTCTGCCAGCGCATCGGGGTCTCCCTCCTCATAGGCCTTCTTATAGGAAGACTTGGCGGCGTTCAGCTCGGCTTCGGCAGCGGTTTTGGAGGTCTCGATAAAGACTTGGCTCCCGCTAGCAAGCTGCTGTTGGAGACGTTTGTTCTCCTCGATTACCTGCTTGGCGTAGTTTTCGGCGGCAACCCGTTCGCGCTCGGCCTGCTCTTTGGCTCGGCGCTCGTCGTGGTAGCCACGCGTGAATTTCTTGATCCGGTTCTGGACTTTTTCGTCGTAACTAGCAAGTTCGTCGTCCGTCGGGTCCTCAATGGGCTCCTTCAGAGGCTTACGGTTACGGTCCGGTTCCGGGGTGTCGTCCTCGATTTCAATATCGAACTTGTCTTCAGAGGCGGCTTTGGGGTCATCCTGTTCGTCAGGAAATTTGTATTCATCCTTACCAAACTTTGGCAACGGCATAATTTACTCCTTAAGCAGCGCGGGTAATGCCACGCGGGTCTTGCACAGTGCCTTCGACCGAATCATCGTTGATGATGCGGAACTCACGGCCATGAATCTTCAGGCGGGTGCCTGAATTGGGGCGAACGATGACAAAGTCACCGATCTTGCAGCGGGGTCCACTGGGGAACCGCGTTTTGTCTTGATAAGCCTCGGGGCCCATCTTGACCACAAACAACACCGGGGTCAGCATCTCCTCTTTCCAGATTTCCTTACCCGATTTCACGATCCCAACATCGCTATCTGCATACTCTTCCATGGCCTCGGGGACCACGGTAAGCAGCATAAAACCAGCGGGATCAGGCAACTGTTTAGCTTTTTGTTCAGCAGCCTGATTAAGGATGCCAGACAAATCTACAGCGGCTACGTCAAACTCACTCATCCGAGTGCTCCAATCTTTGCACGAGGTCGTTGATGATGGAATCTGCGAGACTCAGACCTCGGATTACCCCGCAGATTTTCTTGTATTCATCGTAAGTATCAGCACGGCTGGCAGCGAGAAAAGCAACTTGCTCTTGCCGTAGCTTGTCTATCTCTTTTTGCACGTGCGCTAACGCACGGGTGTCAATGCTCATTTACTCTCCTTTTTAGGCTGTTGTGGTCTCTGTGACTGCTGCTGGCGTTGGTTGGCCATCTGAGCGCGGTGCTTGGCAACGTCGATGCCCATGCGAGCCCCTTCGGCCTCCATCTGCTTATTCAGCTTGTCTTTGGCAGCTGCTGCGGTGGCACTGACCTGCATGGCAGCGATTTCTTTCTGCGCGGCGATGCGAGCCTTCTCGATCTCAAGCTGGTCGGCCTTGGCCACCGCGTCGATCTGCTGCTTCTGCGCCTTGAGCTGAACCTCAGCCTCCTTGAGCTGCAACTCCTTCATCTGCATTTGAATGAGCGGGTCTTGCATCTGCTGCTGCGCTTGCTGTTGCTGCTGCGCCTGCTGGTCACGCTGGAGCAGTTGTTGCGAGGCCTGAGCTGCAAGCATCGCAATCTGGTCGGCAATCTCGTGCGGGATATGCTGGTGCTCGTCGGAGTTCTTGTCCTCCATCGGAGGCAGCTGCATGCCCATCATCTGCTCAATCTCGATGCGGTACTGGAACGCAATATGCTCGTTCACGTGCGCCATGGCAGCAGCCATGATGGCTTGCGCCGCCGGGTTCTGCTGCATCAATGCCTGAATGCGCGGGTTGTGAATAGCGTCCATGTGCACCTGAATGTGGGCCTGATGGTTCTGCTCCAAGAACGCCTTGACGGGTTTCTGCATCAGGAGATTCTGATTCTCTTGGATGGGGTCGATCGGCGTCGCATCGTCTTCGATGGGCACGAGTTTGTTGGCGTTCTTCACACCCAGCACCTCGATCATCTGACGGTGCAACAGCGGCAGGTCATAAATCTGCGGAGCTTGGCTGAGCCAACTGAATCACAGCTTGGTACTGCATGATCCGCTGAGCCATCGTCGCACTGTTGGGGTCACTTACTGGAATGACATCAACTGTGTCGTAGTCAGACTGCTTAGCCATGCGATCACCGCTGGCTGGGTCGTACGAATACTCAGCAGGAGCGTAGTCACGGATGATGTTATTCAAGAGCTTGAACTCTTGCTTCATCCAGAAGTGCACCCGCGCCTGAACAGCGCACATCGTTTTAAGCTGACGCTCAAGTAATAGCCAGCGTGGTACCCACCGGAGCATTTGCGCTCATATCGCTGATCTTCATGTCAGCAACAGAACCCAGATCGGAAGAGCGTCGTGTAGGGAAGGGGAGTAGGTATAGAGGGTGGGCGTAACATTAAACAAAAGAAGAACAGAAGATATGATGTGTAGAGAGAGCAACGAAGGGAATAATAGGACGAGTGCGTATAAGACGAAGAAAAGGGCGACAA